CGCGTAGTCGTCAGCGCGCTCGAGCTTCTTCCGGCACGGCGGGATCCAGACCAGCTTCGTGGTCGTGACGCCGTTTAGCCAGACGAGCCAGCAGTAGGAGGTGGCGGTCGATCCGGTCGCCGTGAGCCGGCCTTTGACCATCGGCACGCGCTCGGAGAACTGAGCCACAATCGATGGCGGGTTCTTGCTGAAAAGGTTCTCGTAGCGGCCCACGCCCTCCAGGAAGGAAGTGCGAACGATCATCGCAACGCCGACGGTGGCGACGTCTAGGGCCCGGGCGATGAATTGCTCGGCCAGTCGGAAAGGCGGGTTGGTGACGATCCAGTCAACGCCTCGTCCATCATCCCATGGAATCATTCCGGGAATGAGGAAGTCACCCTGAGCTCCCCGCCCGTAATTATGAACGTCGCTGGCCCAGACTTGGCCGAAGCTCTCTGCAAGCGGATCGACCATGTGGCCGCGATTGCAGGCCGGTTCCCAGCAGGTCTTATCCCTGAGGCGGTATCCGGCGAGGACGTGAAAGCACAGCGCCCGCGTGGCCCAAGGCTGCGTCGGGAAGTCGTCGAGGCTGTCGTCAGGCTCGGAGCGCTGCTGCATGACAGCGCTGGAGGTGTTCTGGTTCATGCTGCCTCCCTCCCCTTGCAAGTATCGGTAGTTGCTCTGGAACGATTGAGAGGGAAGTCGGTTAGGCCGCCAGAAACAGCAGGTATGTGGACATGGCTGAGAACTGGGACGAATGCGTAATCATCGATCTGCCCAATCTCGAAGGCGTTCAAATCGTGTGGTCGCCCGCTTATGCAGCTCAATTGCTTAGTGAAAACTGGCCGGACACGAAGGGACGAAGCTATTCCGCGGCGCTGAACGCCTGTACGGACGCGATGCTCGGCGCCGCTTCGGCAGCGCCTGCACGAGACGCTTTCCTCGCAGCGGTCGACGAGGCGAAGATTAAAACCCTGCGTTGACATCACGCGGGTACCCTCCCCTTGCAAAGAGCAATGACGGAATCGAGCATGGCGTTGTCGCGAAGCTTGTTTTCGGTTTCGGTCTCAGGACGCGGGCGCTTAGAGCGTGGACCGTGATCTTCGAGCCAGGTGAACTTCTGGCGCTTCTGGGCTTCGGCCCATTCGATGATGGCGGTGGTGATCATGCTGCCTCGCGAAGGAACTGCTCAATTGCGAAATCGCACCATTGATCCGCCGTGGCGGCGGCGATGCCCGGGAAGAAGCGTGAGCGCTCCCTCCCTCGGTCCGGGCCAGGTGACATTCGATGCACCCGTGACCACGCCTTGTGCTCGGCCGTGCCGCGAGCCGGCGGTGTCAACTTCTGTGTCGGAAGCAGGGTCGGCAGGTTGCGCAGGTAGAGACCGGTAGCCTTGAAAAACGGTTCGCCGAACCACCACGGCTGGACGGTTTGGGCAGGCGGCCGAAAGTCGGCGATGCGTTCCTTCGCATGCCGATGCATAACGGGATTTTCGATGCAGATGCGGTCGACCGGCGCATTCCAGAAGGCGGAGAATAACGCAGCGCCTTCGTCGAGCTCAGCCCACATTTGTTCGGCATTCTTGCCAGGCGGCGGGACGGACAGCCAGCGAACGCCGCTATTGCAGAGCCGCGTGCATGGAGGATGCGCGACGATCAGCATGTCCCATCCGTCGTTTAGAACGTCGCGTGCATCGCCACGGATGTGCCGGTTGCTGCCGTTTTCTGCCGGCAACAGATCGCAGGACCATGCATCATGACCGCGATCGAGGAACGCATCCCGGACCGTGCCGGAGAACTCGCAGGCGACAAGAACACGCAGGGATCTTGTTCGGCTCCGGCTGACGGTAGGGAAAGGGAAAGTCGTTTGGGTTGGGAAAGGCCGATTATTCCCTTGGCCGTTTCCGGCGCATCCAGCGGAGGAACTTCTCACTTTGAAGCCTCCCCCATTCCCACGCTCTCACCAGAGCGCTTGTCAGCAGTCGCATGGGCTTTCCTCAGTGCATGGCGTTCGGTCCGATGCTTGGCCGCCGCTTCCTCGTTTCTCAGGCACACTTCCTCGTAGGCCATATGTGCCAGCATCAGCGCCCGATAAGCTGATCCGGCAATATCCCTCATTTCACGTGTCTTGTACTGCAGTCGATAGAGGTAGCTTTCGGGAATGCCGGTCTTGTCTGCCAGCCTTCCCCGAACCGCCTTCTCTCGGTCGCCCCGGCCCTTGAACTCAGCGTTCATCAGGGCGGCGTACCAACCTTTTGCCTCACTCAGTGCCACACTTGTCATCTTTGCCTCGGAAACACGTTTTCCGGATTTGGAAACTCTATTGCCGTACATTTCGGGGTCCCCGTGCGAGTGTCTCTTTGCGTAGGAGACACCGATGCCCAGGAACTTCCCTTCCGATGGAGAGGACGGCACCGCGCCAACGGCTGCCGGTCCCTCCCAAGTCTTTCCTTTCCGCAGGACCACCGCCGCAACGTCCGGTCCTGCCGCCGGTGACGCGCCCTCGTCGTCACCGGCAATCCCTCTCGGAGAAGCTGTTCAAGCCGTGGTCATGAGACTGGCGAACAAGCGGATCCGGTTGAGAGTTGCAGGCCCCGATCGGGAGGAGGAGGACCGGGACCTGCGTTGAGCGCCTCGGGAGGAGGTGAAAGCGCTCAATCCTTTCTGCGGTAGCCGTTCCGGCGAAACTCACGCTCGACGAAGCCGGGAACGACCAGTGTCAGAGCTGCCATCCAGAGAACGACGCCGGTGCAGGCGATAAAAACGGACCAGGACATGCAGCCCTCCTATCAGAGCGTTTCGGACAATCGGTCTTGGAGACAAAGGCCGCGACAGCAGCCGAGACTTCGACGCGCGGCACCTGGAGACGGGGAAGGTTCACCCGGCCCTCAACGGTTCTCTGCGCAGTGGCGTCTTCTGTCTTTGATGTACGGAGATACTCGCTCATGCGACTTCCTCCGCCTTCTCGCGCATAGCCTTCCGGCAAGAATGACAATGGTTCGCACCGTAGCCGCCGCACGCTTCAGGGTTCCGGCAATTGGGCCGGAGGGCGGATTTCGGCTTGGTGATGGAGTTGGCGGCCGGGCTTTCACCGGCTCCAGCATGGCTCACGCTACCGTCTTCCGTTTCCGGGACTGCCTTACGGGCGTTTTCCGCTGGCACGGCTTGGGCGATCTCGTCGCCTCGAAGCACGTCGCGGTCCATCCCGTTTGCCTCTTCAGGCGAATGGGATGCCCGTTTTACGTCCGGGCCAGACGCGCTTGCGACGGCGTTTTTGGCTACTTCTTCACTTTCGCCTCCTGCGCTCGTTGCGATCTCTTCGATGATCTCGCCCGTTTCGGGGTCGAACTGCTCGGACGGCGGCGGTTCAACGCCAGCGGCGTTCGCCAGTCGGGCATGGCCCTTCACTGCAGCGACTTCGCCGCCGTCCGATTTCGGAAATTGTTCAATGTTTTCTCGTGCGCGGGCGGGCGCTGGCGTGTGCGAGGACACAGCAGCGGCCAGGACCAAGGCCGGACCCTCGTATGCAGAGAGATAGAGTTCGACGATCGCGTTCTGCTCGCTGAACGCATCTTCGCCGATCTTGCCGCGCTTGCGGATCAGCTGGACAACCTGACCCATTGCGGTCTTGTCGAACCCTATGGACTTTGCTTCCGCGTAGATGTCGCGGATGTCCTCGCCGATCGTGTCCTGCTCTTCCTTCAAGCGAAGGATGCGGTCGATGAAGGCTCTGATCTGGGCGTCGGACGTCATTGTGCGTTCTCCCGAGCTGGGAAGAACTCTTCGGCCTTGAGCGGTATCCTCTTCGACTTTGCATACGCCAGCAGCGCGGGTGCGTCTGTCTGGGGAATCAACCCGCCGGTACCACCCTTCTCTTTCGGGTACATCCAGCGGTACACCCGGGACACGTGCTTCCCGGTGACCTCGGCCACCTTTTCGATGCCGATTTTGCCGATAATGGATTTTGCAGGCTCGAGATGTTTTTCGCTCATGTCGCGAAATTTGCGATTATCGCGACAATTTGTCAATGGGGTCGCGATAACTAACTTGCGATATTCGCGATGGAGTTTTTTGCGGAATCCGCGAAGATCGCCGCATGAGTGACCCACAATATGAACTGAAACAATGGCTTGCAGAAAAACTCGCGGCTCGCGGCGTGGCTTCGAAACTCGCCGAAGCTACGGGTATGTCCAACGACAAGATCACGCGGTCAAAAGAACTGCACAGCGACGATCCTAAGAAGCGCCGTCAGATATCTCTCCAAGAGATAGAGGCGATGGCGAGATTCTTTAGGGAATTGCCGCCTGGCTTCGAACAAATGACGCGTTGGTTAGAGGATCTGTCCCCCGCCCCCACGGCCAAGCCGATACCAAACGCCAGCTTCCCGCCGCGCTGGCAGCAATTCCCCGGCGATGCTTCGATTCCGCTTCGAGGGCACATTGCCGCCGGAGCCAACGGTCGGTTCATTATGAACGGTCAGGATATCGCCACGGTTTTTTGTCCGCCCGGCCTCGAGGGCGTTGAGGGCGCGTATGCCGTGCAGGTCGACGGCCGCTCCGGCGAGCCACGCTTCCTTCACGGCGAGACCGCGTGGGTGAACCCTCATCAGAAGGTCCGACAGGGCGACGATGTCGTAGTGCAGATCCTGGAAGACGATGAGATATCAAGCTACCTCAAGCGGTTCGTTTCCAGATCCGCCGATGTGCTTCGCCTCTACCAGTACAACCCCGGCAAAGGCGAAAGCCACGATCTGGAGTTTCCTACGGACAAAGTTTTCAGCGTCCACAAAGTTGTGTTTCATGCGATGCTTTGAAGCGCTTCGTCGCAGCGCCATGTTGGCCGAACGGTCAAATTGCGGAATGCCGGCGGCATCTTTGGGCACTCGCTGCAGCGGATCTTTCGGCATAACTGCATGTAGTTGTGAACACCGAGTTCCGCGGCTTTCATCAGGTTATCGAGGCGGAGAATGCGGGAATGCCCGCAATCATCGCAAGCTACGTACACGCTCTCAAGTTCAACGACGAGCCGCAAGGCGTCGGGGTGATCTACGGGAGCGTTACGGGTCATTTCTGTCTCCTGCGATGTTCCGTCTTTGTTCTCATCAAAACAGCAGGAATGCAGCCGGGAGTCGAGTCGGTTTTCAGAAATATTTAGCTTGCCACAACAGGTAGCGATGCGACTGATGGCGAGCCCAAGATATCCGCGGGGGCGATTAGATGGGCGAGCTTGTTGAAGGGGATGACGGGCTCCCTGCTGAGGACGTCGGGCCATGGGCTATTGAAAAATACAACTATCTCTGTCGGTACGTTGACATCTCGCGCGGTGCTCGCGGTAAGTTCATAGGACCAGGCAAGGCCGGCGCCACTTACCTTGACCTTTTCTGTGGCCCAGGGCGAGCGAAGGTGAGGAACGGCGAATTCACCGACGGCGGCTGTGTTGCTGCCTGGCGCAAGAGCGTTGCTGGCGGGGGCCCGTTTTCTCAGGTCTTCATTGCCGACATTGACGAGGTCCGCTTGAATGCCGCGGCGGAACGCCTGAAGCAGGCCGGCGCACCGGTCACAGCCTTTCACGGGCCGGCCCTGCAGACGGTTGAAAGTATTCTCAAGCGACTAGATCCGTATGGGCTTCACTTCGCGTTCCTCGACCCGTTTAGCCTCGGGGTCCTCGACTTCCGGATTTTCCAGAAGCTGGCGAAAAGGAAGCGCATGGATATCCTTGTGCATCTCAGCAAAATGGACCTTCAGCGCAATCTTGGGCGTAACTTGGCAGCCGACGTTTCAGCCTTCGATGCATTCGCTCCCGGTTGGAAGGAGCGATCGACGCCGCCCAAGGCCAGCAAGGCATTAGAGTTGAACTGATCAACTACTGGAAGACCCTCGTCAAGAATCTCGGGATCGCGGCATCGGCGGAGATGAAGCTTCTGAAGGGTGAAAAAGACCAGCACCTGTATTGGCTATTGCTGGTCGCCAGTCACACCCTTGCGCATCGGATTTGGAACACCGCAGCAAACGACGATGGTCAACGGCGCCTATTTTAAGCGGTCGCGGGCATCGCGTCCCAGGTGCGTCCGCGATAGGAACGCCCCGTCGCTTTCTTGTTCCTGCCGCCCCATTGCTTGAAGAAGAAGGCAGAGCCCGCCTCCGAGCACATTTCGAAAACCTCGTCGATCCATACCGGATCCATGGGCCGCGCCTTCGGGCCAGATTCGCCGCCGACAATAGCCCAGTCGATGCCATCCAGTCGGCCCGCGGCAACGGAGCCGATGAGCGGTTCAAACGAGACGAAGCGAATTGCGGCAGGCACTCGGCGAAGCTCGTCGAGGCGATCGATCACACGCCCGTCTTCTACGCTGGAGCCAAGCCAGACATTCGGCAGAACATCGAAACCGTCGCGCAGGATATACGCCATGCGATCCGGCCGCTTGGTGAGGATCTGGTATGTGTGGCGCCGCGTATCAGCCATTGCCCGCCACACTTTTCGGATGAACTCCACCGGCACGTCTGGGTGAAATAGGTCGGACATCGAGTTGACGAATACATTCCGTGGCTTTGACCAGGTCGATGGCACAGAAAGCGCGCTCTCGTCGAGATAGAGGTCGCCCGTCCATTTCGCTCGACCGCCGCTCTTGCGTGTCAGGCCTCGGTACTTCTCGAGCCCCATGGCTTCAAGGCGCGCCGCCATACGCATCGCGTAGCAGTTGGTGCACCCCGCACTCATTATCGAGCAGCCGGCTACGGGATTCCACGTTGCATCAGTCCATTCGATCGATGTTTCAGCCATAGGACGCTCCCCGACCTTCAGAGATAAGCGATAGTTGCGATTTGGTTAAAGATCGGTTGCGCGCCGCCAGTCTCTCTCAGGCCGATCTTGAGGCCGAAATCTACCACGCGGAGAATCTGCGGGCCAAGTCAATTTTGCGAAATAGCGATAATCGCAAATTGACCTGTTGACTTATTTTGCGATAGTCGCGAATATCTCCTTCGTCAGCGAGACGCCGTGGACACACGACCGCGCCGGGAGATGAAACGATGGGCACGATGGTTACCCGATACAGGATTGAAGACGAGGTCGGCCGCGTCCTGACCAACGAATATTTCTTCTCTTACGAAGTCGACGACGCTCTGCAGTTTCGTTGCGAAGACGAGGCTCTCGAAGAAGCCGCCGCCTTCCCGCGCACGACCGTCGAGCGCTTCGAGCGCTATTCGACCTTCCCCGATTTCTTCCTCTCGGAAGCCGTCTCGGTCGAGAGGAGCGCAGCATGATCACGACAACGCAGCTCCGCGCCTTCGCGTTCTTCCTCTCGAACACCAGCAGGTGGGAGCTTGAGAAGGCGGGGATTATTTCACCCGGCCCGAGCGGCGACACTGCCTGGAAGCGCTTCAACAACGACTTCGACGTGTTCGTGATCAAGCTCTCCGCCGAGAAGCTGGCGGCCATGACGGACATGATCGCCGGCTACCTGCAGGTGAGCGAATACTCCCGCGAGCAGGCGGCAGCGGCTGCACGGAACGTCGCGTGATGAGCCGCCCCGTCTCCCACGCCTGCGACCCTGCGAAGCGCTATTGCGAATGCGGCCGCTGCGCCCTCCCGCCAGCGCGCAACATCGATCTGGACGCGGTCGCCAACCTGAACCGCGCCACCACTGCAACCGCCATGTGCCTGATCCTGATCGCCCTCCTCCTCGGCATTTTCGCCGCGGGCCTTTGGCGGACGGAACAGGTGCACAAAGCAATCGTCGCCGAAAGGAATGTCTAATGGCCATGCCCGACCTTGACTACAACCTTCATCGCCAGACCGAGGCGGCAAAGTCGCTTCTGTCCAGCCTTCGCGACCAAGGCGTTGACGATGACGCCGATCTGGTCGCCGACGCGATAGAGGGCGAAACCAACCTCCTCGAGGCTATCGAAGCCGCCCTTGCGCAGATCGACGAGTGCGACGTCCTCATCACCGGTTTGAAAGCCAAGGAAGAGGAATTCGAGACCCGCCGCAAGTCGATTGAGCGCCGAGCCGAGCGCGTCCGAGCCCTGATCGAACAGGCGATGTTAGCTACCGATCAAACGTCGCTAAAGCTGCCGACAGCCACCCTGTCGCTCACGAAGCGCGCGCCCGGCCTGATCGTCAACAGCGAAGCGGACATCCCTTCCCGCTTCTTCGTCGAGCAAGAGCGCCCCGCGCCGAAGCTGGACAAGAAGGCTTTGGCCGCCGCGATCAAAGCCGGCGAGCAAGTGCCCGGCGCCAACCTCGACAACGGCAGCATCTCTCTTTCCGTCCGGAGGAAGTAATCCATGAACGCAATCACGAAATTCGACCTGTCGCCGCGCCAGATTGCGCTGGTCCAGCAGACCGTGGCCAAAGACTGCAACGCCGACGAGTTCAACTTGTTCATGGAAGTCGCCCGGGCGAAGGGCCTCGATCCCTTCCTCGGACAGATCATTCCAATGGTCTTCTCGAAGGACAATGCCAAGAAGCGGAAGATGACGATCATCATCAGCCGCGACGGTCAGCGCGTCATTGCGCAACGCTGCGGCGACTATCGGCCGGCCAGCAAGCCAGCAACGTATGAGATCGATCCGTCGCTCAAGGGGCCGACCAATCCTCAGGGCATCATCTCTGCGACGGTCTACCTCTGGAAGCAGGACCCGAAATCGGGCGACTGGTACGAGGTTGCCGGTCAGGCCTATTGGGAGGAATTCGCGCCAATCTCTCACTCGCCCGATCAGTACAACTACGTTGAAACCGGCGATACCTGGCCAGACGGAAAGCCCAAGAAGATGAAGAAGCTGAAGGACGGCGCCGTTCCTTCGCTCGACGATTCCGGTAACTGGTGCCGGATGCCGCGCCTCATGATCGCCAAGTGCGCCGAGATGCAGGCACTGCGCGCGGGCTGGCCCGAGCAGTTTACCGGCCTCTATGATGAAGCCGAAATGGACCGCGCCAAGATCATCGATCTGACCGCGTCCGAGATCGTCGAGCACGAGCGCGAGGAAAACCGCCTCAAGGCCGTCGGCGCCTCGAATTCCATCACCATTACCTGGGGAGACAATTGGGCGCTTGAGAATGTGCCTGTCGGTGAGTTCTTCGACCGCGCCTGCGAGTTCATCAAAAACGAACCGCCGGCAAAGGTAGCGAAGTGGCGCGACGCAAATCGGGAACCGCTTAAACTCTTTTGGTCAAAGCATCCCGGCGACGCTCTGGAACTGAAAAAGAGGCTCGAAGCCGCAATCGCGCGTGCCCCGGCAAAGAGTGCCGTGACCGACGCCGAGCTTCGCACCCACGTTTTGGCGGCGGGCTGACATGAGCGGCCCGGTCCTATTGCAATGGAACGGCGAGGCCTTCCAGCCGGCAAACCGGCACTGGGCCCGCGAGTGCGACAAGCGTTTCGTGGTCGGCGAGTTCTATACGCTCGCCGAGCACAACGACCGCAGCATGAATTCGCACCGGCATTATTTCGCCGCGGTCGCCGATGCCTGGCGGAACCTGCCCGAGCAATATTCCGGCCTGCCTTTCGCCGAATCCGCTGAGCACCTGAGGGCCTATGCCCTGATCAAGAAGGGCTATTGCGACACGCATACCATCGTCTGCTCTAGCAAAGCGGAGGCAAAGAGGCTCGCGGCCTTCATCCGCCCGATTGACGCTTTCTCCGCTGTCGACGTGAAGGAAGCGACCGTTACCCGCTACGTGGCGAAAAGCCAGTCAATGAAGGCGATGGACAAGCAGGAATTTCAGGAAAGCAAGACGGCCGTTCTCGACTTCCTCGACGATCTAATCGGAGTCGAGCGCGGCACCACGCAGCGAAACGCGGGAGCCGCAGCATGAGCGTCTCAGACTTGATCCTTGGTCACCTTCGGCGGAACCCGGCCAGTGTGATGAACGGGGTTGTCCTTGCCAGCACCTTCCGTCGGGTTCTCCCGCTTTTCGGACTGGCCGCTTCGCGCCGGCGGCACATCGGCGCCCTCGCTACCAGACTCGTCCGCCTGGTCTGGCAATGGCACCGGTTCGAAGTCCATATCCGGAGGCGTCGTCGTCTGCCGGTTCTTGTGGTCTTTGGGATCGATCATGGTCGGAGTCCTTTCGCATCGCGGTTTCAACCAACCGCGTTCAGTAAGGTTCCACTCAACGGGGGGGCCGCGTGATGGCCTACCGCATCGCCAACTCCGTTCGTCCCGATCCGACACCAAAGCGGAAGCCGACGAAGAACAAAGATTACCTCGCGTTCATCCACGAGCTGCCGTGCTGCGTATCAGGCCGCTACGGCGTCGAGGCTGCGCACCTGTCTTGCGCGGCTCCCCGATTTGGTCATTACGGTCGTGGCAAAGGCAGCAAGGTTTCCGACCGCTGGGTTCTGCCTCTTCATCCGGACGAGCACCGCCGCCAGCACGGCATGAGCGAAGAGCGGTTCTGGCGCGCGGCCCGCATCAACCCGCACGTGCTCGCCCTCACCATACACGGCCTCTGGACTGATATGGGCGAGGATGCGGCGCCCTTCGCAACTGCTATCATCAATCAGACGTTGGCCGACGCCGGCGCGCTCCGGTCGAGGGACGAGGTATGAGCACCGACACGCTCGACATGTTCGCAATCGAGACGAAGTCGTCGGCTATCATTTCCGAATGCGGAGCCTACCGTTACCGCCTTGAGCGGCAATGGGACGGCGAAAAGCCAAACGTCGCCTTCCTCATGCTGAACCCATCCACGGCTGATGCCAGCCAAGATGATCCGACGATCCGCCGGTGCATCGGCTTCGCGAGATATTGGGGCTTCGGCGGCTTGATTGTTGGCAACCTCTTTGCCCTTCGCTCCACCGCCCCGAAGGCCCTGTACGACCATCCCGACCCGATCGGGCCCGACAACGATCAGCACATTCTTGCGATTGCAAAGAGCGCCCGTAAGATCGTTTGCGCGTGGGGGACACACGGAGCTCTTCATGACCGCGGTCGCCAGGTCGCCGAACGGCTCGAATTCTTCGACCTCGTCGCGCTGAAAGTCACAGCAGACGGCCAGCCAGGTCATCCGCTGTACCTCGCTGCCGATATCCAACCTAAATCGTATTTTGCGCCATGACAGTTATACCAGACCTGACCAACGCCACCCCCGCCACGCGCGAATACTACGCTCTTCCCGAGGAGATCCGCACGGCAGCAAAGGCTATAGCCGGTCCGCCTCGGCCGATGACCCATATCGAAGTGATGTTGGCGACTGGGACGGCGATCGCAAATGAGCGGGAAGCGGCGAAGAGAGGCGAAAGATGAGAGAACGTCGCCAATCCCTTGTTCCCCCCGGCAGCTGGCCACCTCGCATGTCCGCTGACATGGCTGCCGGGTATTGCGGGGAAAAGCATGTCGAAGATTTCCTCGAGCGCGTCGGAACGACCTATCCGAACCCGCGCATCGTTGACAGCACGCGACGGAAGTTCTGGTATCGTGAGGATCTGGACCGGGCGATGAACCTCGGCACATCGACGATGTCCTCAGGATTGGGAGCGAAGTTCCGTGAAAAGATCAGGGAAAAGCGGAACGGTGGAACTGCCTAAGCACGTGCACCGCGTCATCAAGAGACGCGCCAACGGTTCGCAAACCGTCTACACCTTCTACACAAGGTCCCGGAACACTAAGGACGCGTGGCCGTCGATCGCCCTTCCGGAACCGCTTGAGAAGGAGTTCTCCGAGCGCCTGTCGATCTGTGAAGCCATGGCCCGCGATGAGAAGGGCTTTCTACTGGACGGCAAGCGGCTACCGGACCTGAAGAGTAAAGAGTTTTGGCCCGAGGCCACGAAGGCGCACGAAGCATTCATCCGCCGCGGTCGCCAGGGCATCAAGGATTTCAAGGCGCTCGTCGAAGCCTTCCAGAGCGAGACCAACCCCTTCTGGACCAAGCTGGCGGCTTCCACTCAGCGCGGCTACCGAACCTCTGGCGACATCATCAAGGAGACATGGGGAGACGACCTTCCCGTCGACTTGACGACGGTCGACGCGCAGGACGCGATAGACGCCCTAGGCGAGACGCCGGCGAAAGCAAACCAGTTCCGAGCCTTCCTGTCCCGCCTGATGGCGTGGGGCGCCTCCCGAGGCTACTGCAAGACCAACGTCGTGGAGATGACGGAAAAGATACCGGGCGGCGAGCCGTGGGTGCCGTGGCCGAACTGGGCTTTTGAGATCCTGCTGGAGCACGCACCGTTCCACATGCAGATGATCGCCATGTCGGCATTCTTCACCGGGCAGCGCCAGGGCGACGTGCTGGCTATGACGAAGCCGAAGGCCGGCGAGAACACGATCGCCGTCCGCGCGCAGAAGACGGGAAACACGGTTTGGATTCCGATCCACTTCGCCTATCGGAAATGGATCGATCGCGTGCCGACGTCCGATAGCGTGATGCTGCACGCCGGCGCTCGCGCCACGTCATACAAGAGCCCCGACGGTTTCCGGACCGAATGGCAGAAGCTCATGGCGAAGGACGCGTTCAAGCCGTTCCGAGAAAACCGGATCGTCTTCCACGGTCTGCGCAAGAACGCGGTGATCAATTTGCTGGAGGTTGGCTGCACCGAGAACCAGGTGGGCGCGATCTGCAACATGTCGGCGCAGATGGTGCAGCATTACGGCCGAGAGGTGGTTTTGAGGAGCCTCGCGAAGGACGCGATGAAGCTCATGGAAGCACGCTGGAGCGAGATCGAGCCGGCCGCTTTCAGGAACAAGAACGGAACGTGA